TTTAAAATCTTTTTTTGTCATATTAATCTGTATTTACTGTCGCTGAATGTAATTTACTAACGGAAAGTTGAAAATTTTGCGTATATGCTGTACTTGTGCCATCGCCCTTGATGTATAACTGAACCTTATCGCCCGGGACAAATCCGGTAATATCTTCCGTTTTGGTTGACGTATAACTGGTGTCGGTTGAAGATTGCTCCGTACCAACGGCTCCGTCATTTTTATAAATTCTCGCATAAGCTGTTGTTCCCCCTGCTCCTCTCCTAATCTGAAAAGTAACCCTAAGCCCTCCTCCTTTATTTAATGTTATTTCTTTAACTTTGACATACGAAGCGGATGCACTATCGCGTTCAGTATTCGCCACCGCTAAAGATAAATCTCCAGCCACAAAGTTATCGGCGATTAAAGCAAACGCCCGGCGTACCGCTTGATTGTCCGTTGTCGGATCGCTGGCAGGTAGCACTGGAATACTGTCAAATGTTTTAATTCCGTACCAAGTTTCATCGGCATTAGGCACTGAAGGCCCTTGTATTCCTTGAGGACCTTGGCAACCTTGGCTTCCCTGTGCGCCAATCGTTCCCTGAAAACCTTGGCTGCCTTGCGGTCCTTGAAAACCTTGCGAACCTTGAGAGCCTTGGGGTCCTTGAGCCCCGGTCAAGTCAGTCTTGGTCGCTTTCTTAGTTTCGTTTCCCGCAATATCAACAAACGGGATATAATCTCCCGCCAACGGAGTTCCTGTGGTTAATTGGCTGATTTTTTTATCGGACATACTATGCCTTGCTTAAATTAGAATAAACAGATTCCCTTTTAATCAATCCTGAAAATTGATAATCCTGTTCCAATCCGATATGGGAATCATTCTGCTGATTAAGGTAATAACCGTCCTCGGTTAGTAAAAAGGACATCACGCTCGATATGTTCTCGGACATATTGCTGTAAGCCGCACTGTTTTTTGACGGATAACTAAAAGCCGCCGACTCTATTTCGTTCATATAAGAATAGCTTGCGCTGTTCTTGGAGGGGTTTGTGTAAGTTGGCATTACAAGTATTGCGACCATCTGCCCCTTGTAGATGGGCGTATTGAGTTTCTTCTCTCTACATTCCTATGGGAATAAAACCGCTTCAGTCCTTCCACCAAATCAGCTTTCTCTCCCGCCATTCGCCGAAGTTTCAAATCATCTTTTTCAAAATCAATCGATGCGCTTAAAGAAAGTATGCGGTGAAACGGCTCGGCGTATCCGGGCGAAGCTGTTGTGCTTGCGCTGGTAAATAGAGTTACCGTGCGGTCAAAATACAACTGCATATCATCCGAACCCGCCACATAAGCCGATGATGGGCTTGGATATAAGAAAAGACTGTCGGCAATCAAATCGTAGTATTGCGGCATACCTGCGGTATCCATAAAGTCGTTTATGGATTCCTTCATATCGTTCACATCTATCTGAGATAACAAAGTCCAGTTACCGTCATTGTCTTTAATCTCAACTCGTTGCACCCTTTGGGCGGTGGACGGAATCGTATAATTCTTTTGGTTATGAACCAATGTGGTCGTGGCTATCGGTAGGTCGGTCTTGTTACTGTCGTCATATTGCCAACCTTCGGCCACTTCCCAAATCAAACGATTCACATTCATATATGCGTTGTTGATATTCCGAACCTTATCGGAAAGAGGATATGAAGCAGTGGTAGTCTGGCAAAGAAAGTCTATGTCCTCAACCAATCCCGCTTTGTTGACGCTGTTTGAAAATTCCATTTATAACCATTCCTTGTGTAATAAATACCAATTAACAACTTTGTTTAAAGTTTCGTCAAATGATTTAGGATAAGTAAATCCCAAAGTTTTAAGTTTTGACCCATCGAGGCCGTATCTACGGTCGTGCCCGGGACGACCGCTATGGAAGTCCACCATTTCATAATTTAATTCTTTTCCAATAATTAACGCAATCTTTTTCGCCAAAGTCAGGTTATCCAATTCCTCATCACCCACCACATTAAACCTACCCTTACTGGGATTTTTAACTTCAATGGTTTCGTCTGTATTTAAAATAATAAATCTTATAGCCTCAAAAGCATTGCGGGCGTGAATATAAAATCTTGACCCAGCACTTTGCAAATCGGGTGTGGCGTGAATTAAAACTTTATCTCCATTCAATACTTTTTTAATCACCATTGGCACATACTTTTCGGGGTGTTGGGAAGAACCAAACACATTCATCGTATTGGTAATCACAATCGGAAGTTTGTAGGTATTGGCATAGGCTAAGCAAATGTCCTCCGCCGCCGCCTTGCTTGCGCTGTAAGGATTGCCCGGAGCGTGCCTTGCTTCTTCTTTCCAAGTTCCTTCGTCAATTGGTCCATAAACTTCATCGGTGGAAAAATAGATAAACTTCTTAACTGGATGAAGCCTCGCCCAATCCAATAGATTGACTGTTCCGATAACATTTCCCATCACCGCACCCAATGGATTTTGGATACTCTTATCCACTGAACTTTCGGCGGCCAAATGCAACACATAATCTACTTCGCCGATTTCCTTTTCAGTTGAGAAAGTTAAAGGGCTTTTCAAATCCCACCAAACAAATTTAACTCTTTCTTTTAAAGCGTCCCAGTTTTCCATCTCTTTCAGGCGCGTGGGATTTCCGGCGTAAGTCAGGCCGTCTAAAAGAACAATATCCCAATCGGTAGTTTTTAATATGGCTTCAACGAAATGCGCTCCGATGAATCCAGCTCCGCCCGTAAGAAGAATTTTCATATAAAGGTTATTTCTTTTTTAAGATTTAAAGAGTATTTTGGCAATTTAACGATAAAATAGTTTCCGAACTTTACGGGTATCTCCCCATCGTTAAACAATCTTTCGGTCAATTTTTCTCCCGGTCTCATTCCTTTTAATACAACTTTTGGTTTTTTCCCCATATTTGAAGCTACTTCATAAGCCAAATCAATAATCTTTTTCGGTTTTCCCATATTCCATACGAACAAATCCCTGTTTTTTCCCTTGGCTGACTTAATTAAGAGCGAAATCGCCTCGCGCATTGTTAAAAAATATCTCTCCATTTCGTTATCGGTTATCTCTATCGGCTTATTATGTCGTATTCTATTCTCAAATACTTCCACCACGCTTCCCCTCGATCTAAGCACATTTCCGAAACGGACAATGATAAAATCGGTATTTCCTGTTTGCGACTGACAGATTCTCTCACAAACCATTTTTGTCTTTCCCATAATCGATGAAGGATTTACCGCCTTATCGGTGGAAAGAAAGACAAATTTCTTTACTTTGTGTTTTTTTGAAAGATCGATTAAATTCTTAGTTCCGTAGATGTTGTTTCTAACCGCCTCGTCTTTCTGCAATTCCATAATCGGAACGTGCTTATAGGCGGCGCAATGATAAACCACATCGGGTTTATATTGTTTGAATATCTTTTCAAAGCTCGACTTGTTGGTAATATCACCCACCAAACAATGCGCTCCCCTCAACACCGCGCTGATATAAAATATACCAGTCTCGTCTTGATCAACCAAAACAAGTTCTTTGGGTTTCTTTTTGTATATCTCCATCGCCAACGCCGAACCGATAGAGCCTGCCGCTCCCGTAATCAAAATTTTATATTCCTTCATAAGCGTGGTGGCAAGTAGAGCATAAAGTCAAACTCTTATGCATACCGTTTCTTAACATTGTTCTTATCGCGGCCAATTTCTCACCGTTCCAAGCGTCCTGCAATGTGATTTCATTTATATTACCCAAAGTAAGGTATCCGTTAAAATCTCCGCAACAAGCAGTGATATTCCCGTTCCAGTCAACACTCAATTTTTTAAGAACCTCGTTGCAAATTTCGTATTTAGGAGCTTGTTTTTTCAATCTTGAAAAATGAGTTTTACCGACATTAACCCTATCCGCCAATTTATTCCACTTTTTCTTGAAGTCTTTTATCTGCTCATCATCCTCATCGGTCATCGTGGAAGTTATTTGAATGAACGGATACGGCAATAAACCTCTCGCCTCATTAAGTTTAATTACAGTTTTTTCCAACCTATCATAACTGGCTCCTACCCTCATTGTTTCGTAACCATCTTTTGTAGCTCCTTGCATTGAAAAGATAATACTGTCCAATCCCAATCTAACAATTTTATCAATTTGTTCATCGCTGATAATCTGTCCGTTATTGGTGATATGGACAGGTATCCCCTTTTTTTTGGCGTAATCGACAAACTCTAACAGATTTTCATTCAAAAACGGCTCGCCCCATCTGATAAACCTTATCCCGCAGTAACGCTCGCAACCATCAATTATCTTTTTAAAAGTTTCAAAACTCATCTTGCCTGTTTCCCTGTCCATAATTTGCCGGGAACACATTTTGCATTTAAGGTTGCAGAAATTTGTCGCTTCGATGTCAACTACCAAAGGAAATTCAGCTCTCGGCTCCTGCCGGTAAAGTTCATCAAACGGATTTACCCTTGTCATAAATTGTTGATTACTTTGATTATTTTATCGCTTGGCGTTCCTTCCAATCCGACACCTCCTTCTTCATAAGCCAACTGCCAACGTTGTTTTTTAAGTTTATCGGGATTATCCAAGTTTTCCCTTATTGTCGCTTCCAAATCATCCAATTTGCATACATCGCAAGCATTGGTATATACCGCTTCTTGCGGCGGCCTTCCCAAGAATGACTTGGGTTTCCATATATCGGCAATCACTACCGGAATATCCATCGCATAAGCCATCATCTCAAAAGTTCCATCTTCTCCCGCGCCTACCACCACATCCGCACCAGATAGAACATCGGCACATATATCAAGATGATCGAAATTATCCCGATAAGAATATACAGGATTATCGAAATCAGACGGATTATGAGCTTCCGTAATTTTTGTTTTAACATTGATTCCATTGATTTTTCTCAAAGCATCGCGAAGAATAATGTTTTCTTCGATATAGGCGGTATCCCAATGAATCGGTCTCATTACCACATTTATTCCTTCGTGTTTATCTCTGGGTTTGGTATGGAATAAAACATCAGTTCCGGTGAGTTCAATTCTTTTATCATCAATGCCATAACTTTTTAATCGCTCGACATCTTTTATCCCCCAAACACAAATCTTGCCGGCAATTAAAGGATAATTTTCATAATCAACTGTCGCATTTCTTCCGTGTTGCAAAACTACCACTTTTTTACCTTTCATTTTGGCAAGTTCAGCCACGCCTTTTTCAATCCCTAAAACATCTTGCCACAACACTACTACATCCGCGTCATCGACATTTTGAGCTAATTTCATTTTGTCTCTCAAAAAAAGACAAACGCAATTATGGTCTAATATCAGGATTTTTTTCATCTTTTATAGCTTTAAGTTTAAAAAGCAACTCATACTTCCAAAAATAATTCTCAATAATTTCCCACTTGCAATAATTTCGACACATACTTTCAATGCGCTGTTCATTCCAATAGCTCTCGTGGTCGGGATAAAATACCGCCGGGTGTTTGCAATGCGGCAGACGGCTTCGGAATATTCCATCGGGTTTGAGAACGCGCCATACTTCTTTAAAAAACGCGATGCTCTCTTTATTGGTTAAGTGTTCAAGGAAGTGGGAAGTGTATATCTCACAGGCAGAATTGTCGGGGAACGGAATACCATCCCTAACATCCCAAAGCACTTCTTGTCCGTAATCAACATTATCAATTCCGGTGAAACCTCCCGGCTCTTTGCAGTTGGCACAACCGATGTCCAGTTTAAAGGTATCCGTAAGGTGCAGATTCGGCAATTTGCGCTCCATTTGATTTGTCGGGTCCTGGGTCAAGGGCTTCTTCCCATTTCACCACTACCCGTCTTATATCTCGATTTTCCTTAACCCATTGATATTGTTTTGCGTAAAGCTCATCCCTGAATTTTTGATCGACAATAAGTTTTTCCAATTTTTTATACCAATCGTCTTTTGTATTCTTAGCGCAATAACTAACCTCGTCCTTATAGGGTTTGACATCGCTTGCCAAAGTTACAGTTCCCGTCGAAGCATATTCGTAGAATTTAACGCAACTTTTTGAATAGTTAAAGTCGCTATCCAACAAGGGAGCGATACCAATGTCGATGTTGCAACGCCTAAGAATACTCGGATATAATTCTGGAAAATGAAAAGGGATGTGTACAAAACTTAATTGCTTTATTCTCTCAAACCATCCTAACGCTTGGCTAAAGAATAGTTTTTTCTCCGGTTGCAAACCCAAAGCGTCAACCTTGGCATAAGAATACATCTCGCTTTCCAACGGAGGAGTTGTCAAACCTTGCAAAACCATAGTGAAGCTATATTTCTTTTGCAAATCTATCAATGCCTCGGTAACCACTCCCAAGTCAGCATAATGGCTCGAAGCCCCGGTATATCCGACAACTATTTGTTTATTGTTGGCATCCCTTTTCTCGAACATCTCGTAATCAATGGCATTGGGAATCACAAAAACATTTTTATTGAATCTCTTTATTTTGTTGGCAAGGTTTTGGGTAGTTGTCGTAACCGCGTCAGCCTCGGCCATAAAGTGTTCATACTGGCGTTGTTTTTCCTCACGGATTCCATAAGCAGGATTGTCGGGAGCCACGCTCCAAAGATCGTCATCCAGTTCATAAACAACGCGCTTTCCCATCCGTTTCCATTCACGCAAATATATCATCGGGTCGCGGGGATAAATCCTTGAAAAGACCACCACATCCGGCCATTCCTTCCATTGTTGGGGAATCTCCGCGCCAATGGCAATAAATTTTACTTGGTGTCCCTTGGCTTTTAACGCTTTGGAAGGGATATTGTTTCGATAAAACCAGCATCCGTTATTAAAGGAAAACGGAGAATCCATTGCATAAAGGATTTTCATTTAAGGTTATCGAGGAATTTAATGAATTTCTTATCTTCCTCCATTAGTCTTTGCGCCTTGTCCAACTCGGTGCGAAACACAGTTTCTCCGTTTAGGATACGCTCGGTCAAATAGGCCGCCGTTACCTCATAAACCGCCTTGTTGGTTCTTCTCTTATCCTTTAATACAATTTTAGCTTTTTCACGATAAAATTTATCAAGTATTTTGTTCCAATCCATTTTGTTGACTTGTGTGTCATTTCCTCACGCTCTTGGGAATTTTCCGTGAGGTTAATTCCCAAGAAACGACACTTACAAGGAATAGTGTCAAATTTTACGCACCCGCAGCATACCACGCTTGAACATCAAGGAAGCGGTTGCCACTCTTGGTCGGAACGCCATCGCCGAACAAAGTCCAGCAAACGATATTCTTACCAATTTGGTTGGCCACTTCTTTAATCTGAATGGTCGGGGCTTTCTTCAAGAACAGCTTGATTTGTTTGCTTCTTCCGAAGTAAATATCCTGCGATGTTCCCGAAGTGCCGATACCGCGAGTTGCGGTTGCTGAAGCGGTCGTCTGGGTCGGGCAGTTGTTGGAAATATAGATTTTGAAACCCATAAATTGTCCAACAAAACCGTTCCTCAAAGTGCTGTCAGCGAAATTGAAACCGGCACCGACTGCTTTGGTTTCCAAGAAATACGCCCAAGTCGGGGGCAACACGGCAATCCAATCTCCCACATCTTCAACATTGGCAATACGAAGTTGTTTCCTCGCATTGGCAAAAATGTTGATGATATTGGCCGATGACGCGGTAACCAATGCGGAAGCCGTACCTCCGGTCATATCATAGTCGTCCATCGGAACACCCGCCGAAGTGTTGTAAAGAACCTGTTGGTCAATTACATCCTTCAACTGGTATGCCATTTCCTCGGTCAAACTCGCCATCACATCGATATTGGTCAGCAAGGTTTCCGGTTCATCGACATAGATTGCAGTATATCGATACTGGTCAATCTTAATCGAATCGCCGACATATCTCACTTCGTCCAAATCGAATGTGCTTCCCGGGGTATAAGTCCCGGCGGTCAAAGAATCAAAATAATTGATTCTAAGGGTATTGCCATACTCCAACTGGTCCATCAGTTTAGTGTCGGCAATTTCCATTGACACCAAACTTTTGTATAGCGGTACCTGCAACGCTTGGCTCCAAGCCGTAGGCGTAATGGCAGATAACACATTAGGGGCTACTGCACCCATAGGGTTTTACTCAACCTTTTAAGCGCGAGGCGTAAAACTTGGCGGCGGCGGCGTACCCCTCTTTTTGAGGAGCCCCATATTGGTCCAATACTCCTCGATTTCGGTGAGATTGGCATTGGGGCCGGGAACTCCGCCTTTCCGTTCGTCCTCTGACTGGCGCGATGAAGGTTCGAGTGATTTCTCTTTCTCTAACTTTCTCTCACGAGCCTCCTTCCACAAAAGGAAGTTTTCGTCCTTACGGGCTTCCAGCAAAGTCTTTTCCGTGGCCTTGGCTCGCATCCTTAATTCGGCCACTTCGTCCTCATCCAGTCCGCGAGTTGCTCGCTGGATTTCGAGGATTGCGTCCACGCTGGTATCGCGTTGGACGGGCTTCGGTTCGGTCTTAAGCTGTTTTTCAAGCTCCTTGGCTTTCTCCTCGGCCTTCTTTGCCCGCATATAGAGTTGTTTATTCAACGACTCTAAGTCCTGCCCTTTTTCTTCGGTGGCAGTTGCCTCAACGGTTTCTTTTGTCTCCTCCGTAGGAGAGGTTTCAAGGGTTTCCTCCAAGTTATCTTCTGGCATTTATTTATAGCTGGCTGTCAACCAGCAGATTATGTGCAATTAAGAGTTGCACGCTCATTATTGTTATAAGTATTCGTTTTTTGTTTGCTCTTTTATCTGGGTTTCGGTAAGATTTAAGAATTTAAAGATTTTAAGCAATATGGTCTTAGCTTGCTTTTTGGCTTCAAATTCTTCATAGTTTTTTATCGTTTCCAGATTGTTCAAACCGATAAGTTCATCGGCAAGATATTCTTTCAACGCCTTGCCGTAACTTAACTTTGAAAGTTCCCGCAACGACTTCATCCTTTCTTTTTTATCAATCATATCCGTGTTTCAGCCATCATTCCCTGTCCTTGGGACATCGGTGTCGGAGCACTCACGCCCCCGCCCGCCCCCTTGGAAGGTACCATCTGGCTGACCATATCGTTCATTGTCGGCATAGGTTCATCGGGAATTATATCTTCGGGATTTACCCCGCTGTTTTCCAGAGCTTTCATAAATATCTTTTTCTTCATCGGGTCTTGCAGGATTGTCGGGTCGGCGGTTATCGCTTGCAAAGCGGCGAAGAATACTTGCGTCATCGTCCGGGTATCCTTGCTCTCTCCGGTAATCACAATATCAATCTTGTATTTCACATCACGATAAAATTCTTTTGGAATGTTAATAATCCTTTCTTTATCCTGTTTTTCTTTTTCCCCGATACCGGCTTTAATCATTTCAAATTCTTTGTTTCCGGGGATTTTATTATTTTTTCCGATAAAATCGAATAATGCCAAATTTGCTTTCTGATTAATGACAATGTTTCTTATTTTATCCAAATCGTTTCCCACTAATCTTACGGTATGCTCGGCAGTATTTGTTTTTTCAAAATAAGGAAGAACTATCTCATAAAGGAATTTCTTAACATCCAAAGCGATATTCTCCCTGATCTGGTCAAAGTATGATTGCGCCATACTCGCGGCGATTTGCGCCGAACCCAAAGGAGTTCCCGCAGGCAATCTTTCCCCCTGCACCACATCGTAAGACAAAGTGTTTTCATCCCTAATGGAGTTCCACTTCTGGGTTTCTTGGGCAAAGAACGCCAAATTCGGGTCTTGCATATTTACCGGGAGAATTTCGGCATCCAATCCGTCAATAACGTGGCCGTTGGAAAACTCCCTGATTGTCTGCCCTCCGAATGTGCCTCTGGTTTGGAATATCCTTAGAGCGTTCCAATAACTTCCCTTAGCCGACAAGTTAGCAATCTCGTTCTGACGCACTTGAATGTCGAACAGACTCTCCACAATTCCCACCCCAAGCCAGCGTCCCGACATCTTATTGATATGGAACTCGTAATAAGGATGTTTATTGATTTCGGTTTCTCCGAAAACAATCCCGCTATGATACAAAATACCCCCCCTTTGATCGGTTTCATCCTGACCCACATCGGCGACAAAAATTCGCTTATAAACAAAGTATTCCTTGCCCTCCTTCCACTCCCCCACCTCTCCATAACGCTCATAAACGGCAATATAGGGCTTTTTCATCCCCCTATGCAACTCAATGGCTTCATTTATCTTGCTTTCGTTCCATCCCATTTTACGGCCAACTTTTTTCAATTCATAGGGAGTGTACAGGTGGCGTTCGATAATGGAGTTGGCTTTATCCAAAGTGTCCGCCGAAGGTTCGGAAACGATAAAATTTCTCAAATCAACAAAATGGGGTACTCCGTTGATTACTTTAATAACTACGCTTCCGAATATGGGTAATTCCTCGAATATGCGGTTCAATACCTTGCCAAAGTCTTGTTCTTTCATCCATTGCTTCAAGTCTTTCTCGTAGAACCAAGTGGTAAGAGAATTTCCCCCCGCCGCCGTCAAAATCTTAATATCCTTGGTGTCAAAGTCAATCATTTTGGTGGTAACCTTGCAAGGATTGCGTACCACATTATAAAAATATTTTTTGTCTCCGTCCGCGTCAACATCGCTGTCCTGATATTTAGAATTAAACAAACGGTAAATCCTCTCAATCGTCAATTTCTGATTGAAAGTATATCCGTCAACAATAGTAATCTCCTTGTTTTCAAAGTCTGATTTTTCTTGGTTTATTTCTTTGAGGAGAGTGCCTTCCATACTTGGGTCGCGATGAAGTCCAAATCCTTCCTTGTCAGGTCAGGATACATCGGAAGAGTTATCACCTCATTGGTTATCTTTTCTGTGGCAGGTAGAGAACCCCCAAGATAACCGAGGCGTTTATAATAATCAGTTAAATGAACGGGATTGAAATAAACTTTCCAATCCACTCCTTTCAAATTATTTTTTAGTTTCTTTATTTCTTCTTGCGATTTTCTGATAGTAAATAATTGATATACCGAATTTTTTAAATAAGGAACATTTAATTTTTTCGCCAGATACTTTGCATTTGATTTACGCTTTTTAACAATCGTATTTATCCTTTCCAACTGGCTCATTCCCAAGGCACACTGCATCTCCGACAACCGCCAATTATATCCAAGTTCGGTGAAATCATTTCCCTCTTTGCCAAGGTTCACTATCTTTTTCAGTTTTTTGTAAATTTCCGTATGATTTGTCGCTAAACATCCGCCATCTCCGGTAGTGATGATTTTATTCTGACAAAATGAAAAAATTGAAATATCTCCGTATATTCCGCAATCCGCCCCCATACTCTCGGCGCAATCCTCTATTAGAAATATGCCGTGATCATCGCAAATCCGTTTCAGTTCTTTTATTTTGCAGGGGTTACCGCCATAATGAACGGCAATAATCGCCTTTGTTTTCTTGGTTATTCTATTTAATACAACATTTGGGTTTAATCCGTAAGTTTCTTCCTCAATATCGACAAAAACAGGTTTCGCCCCGACATATAAAGGCGCATTGGCGGTGCTGATAAAAGTGAAACTCGGAATGATAACTTCATCTCCTTTACCAATACCCAAGGCTAACATTGCCGCGTGAAGAGCCGAAGTTCCCGAATTACAAACTACCGCGTATTTAGTGCCGATTGATTTTGCCAATCTATTTTCAAATTCATCGCACTTTTTTCCATTCGCCCAACATTGTCCCGATTTTACAACATTGGTTATTTTCGATATATCCTTTTGCGTTTGATTGATTCGGAATAGTGGTATTTTCATTTTTTATAATCCTTACTGGATTTCCATAAGCAACGCAATTTTTATCAATACTTCGGTTGACAAAAGAGTGCGCTCCGATAACAGTATTCTCCCCGATTTCAACTCCGGGCATTATCGTTGAGTGGCTTCCCACCTTACTGTTATTATTTAATACAACTTTCCCCTTTTTATCGTCTATCGTGGAAACCGAATAAATAGCACAATGGCTTCCAATCTGCACATTATCGCCGATTTCCACCCCCTCTTGAGCTTGGATATAAGTGAACGCACCGATGTCAGTTTTCTTTCCCAGCTTCAACCCCTCCTTGTGGCGCACTATCCAATGGTACTTGTTTGGTTTGTTTTCTTTCACGCTCGGTTTTTTCCAGTTGTCGAATCGCTTTGATAATGTTTTTTGTGGCATTTTTTTTATCCATTCCGCTTGTCGAGTTGCGGTTTTGGTTTCTCATACCGATTTTAATTATCTGTTCGGGCTTTAAAAAGAAAGGAGCTTCATAATAGGCACTTGAAGAATTGGTGATAAACTTGTTGCAATTTTTAAGAAGTCCCAAAAACTTTGCCCTCGGTTGATTGGGGCTGTTTATCTGAGTTATTTTTTGAAAATCTTTATCGTTATTAGGAGCAATCCACACATAAGGCTTTTCCAAAAGAATTATCTCATCATTGATTGCCGCCAAATCCTCTGTCATTGTCGAGCAAGGATTATAAAGTACCAGCAAATATTCTCCTGATTTGATTTGATCGTTTAAAACGCTCTCGTCAACTTCCATATTATCCAACATCACATTACCGACTATCTTGGAGTTCGGCTTCTTTCCGGTAGCTTTGCATATTTTGTCCACCACGGTTTTTGCGGTTCTATTCGTGCATAATTGCAAATCGCTCATCAAAGTAATCGAGTGTCTAAACACCTCATCAAAAGTACCTTGACTGACTTCACCCGCCCATAGATGGATTATATTCTTTCCATTGAGCCATTGCTGTAATACAAAATTGTATGTTTCCACGCGGTCTCCCACCGCCAAAACATAAAAAGCGTCCTCTATGTTATTCGTCAAAAGTTTTTTCTTTTGCAATTCACAACGCAATGTTTCTATCGCCCCGTTTGAACTTCTGGAAAAAGAAGCTAAAAATAATTTAAAATCTTGCATAAGTTTTTCTGAAATTTTTAACTGCAACCGTCATAAATTCAAAATCTTTCGGGCTTAAAGAAACGCCCGCGTCAATACAGTTGTCATCTATTTTAAAATGCTTTTCTATTACCGGAAGGGGAGGGAACAGTTTCTTTTGAGTATGGTCGGATATTCCCACCGGCTTTCCGAATTTCTTTAATTCCCTTATTCTTTCATATTTTCCGTCATCGGGAGGATAAGATGAAACACAATGCAACAAAGTTACCGGAACATCTTTTAACCACTCCAATGCGTTTTCAATTTCCGCGTCAATGGCCATTTTGTTTTCATTGGTAATACTTCCCGTACTTAGAAATACGGGTTTTCCTTTCAAAGCAATATAGCGCACATAATTTTCATTGGTAAGATAAGGGCTGGCAATCTTATGCGTCTTTACAAGAGCATCTACAAAATCAATCGTGGGATAGTCGCTGTCCTTATAACCGCACAAGGGACTTCCCCAATGCGGCGTGGTCATAAAATCAACCCCCATCTCATCGCAATACATTTTAAGATATTTCCATTGGTCTTGGGTAAATTCATATTTTTCCAATCCCACAAGCCCCCAGAATGTCTGAAATTTAACGCAGTCAGCACCCGCAATTAACGCTTGCTCGACCATCCGCTTTGCGCGATCCAAATCCCCATTATG